AGGACAACCAACGGGATACTGGAGATAGCAACTGGAGGAGGTGAACTCAAGAGAGCTCAGGTAACGCTTACAACTGCTCAGGTGCTTGCTCTGAACTCAACTCCGATTGAGGTGGTTGCTGGTATCACGGGAAAGGAGATACAAGTTGTGAACGCATCTATGCACTTGCAGTACAACACAACGGCATACGCTACGAATACCAACATGGTACTCAAGGCTTCGAGTGCCGCAGCGGCAGACATTCAGGCAAGGGTGGGTATCAATGAGACTTCTGATTCTTTAGGCTCGTTTGACCTACTCAGCACAAACCTGAACATCGTTACAGGTGACGCGCTTGTAGTTTCAGTTGATGGAGGCAATCCAACGGCTGGAGATAGCGATATTGTTGTCGATGTTCTTTATCGAATCACAGACCTACCCTAATGGCCGAAGAGAAGAAGATAGTCCTTGAGGTCGAGGTTGAAGAAAAGAAAGCCACAAGGCAGCTCGGAAACCTTGACAAGTCCATCAAGAAACTGCAAGGAGGAGCATCTGAGCTGACCGGTAAAATGCAGCGAGGATTCGGAGCAGTAGGCAAAGGAGCAAAGGGAGCAGTCAAGGGAGTCAGGGGACTTGCTGGAGGCTTTAAGACTCTTGCAGCAGCAACTGGCTTCGTGTTCGTTCTGACCGAGATATTCGCTACTCTAAAGGAGCTGCTGATGGGCAATCAGAAGGTAGCCAACGCACTCGGGAAAGCATTCAGTACCGTTGAGATAGTATTCAATAACGTATTCGGAGCAGTTAGTAACTTGATTGATGAGCTGCGGAATCTCTCCTCCTTCAGCTTGAAGGATGTGTGGGAAGCGTTTACAAACTTCGGGAGTGCGGTTGCATCTGCTGGAGATGGTGCTCTTGAAACTGCTGATAAGTTGGTGAAGCTCAGGAACGAGGTTCAGCTTGCAGAGGCTCAACAAGGACTCCTGATGCTTGAGTATCAGAGAGAGGCTGAGATTCAACGGCAGATCAGAGACGATGTTTCCTTGACCATTGAGGCTCGACAGGAGGCAAACGTAAAGCTCGGACAGATACTTGATGAGCAGGCCAATGAGGAGCTGAAACTTGCAAACAAGAGGAAGGAGCTTGCGGACCTGGAGCTATCAATCAACAAGGATTCAATTGAGAATCAGGTTGCGGTCATTGATGCAAGGAAGGAGATAGCTGACATCAATGAGAGAATTACAGGACAGAGGTCCGAGCAGTTGACCAACGAGAATAGCCTCAAGCTGGAAGGAGTAGCAATGTCTGAAGAGCGAATTAAGAAGCTCGAGGAAGAGGCAGCGGCAGAGGCGGAAGCGGCTAACAAGATAGCAGCGGCTAAAATCAAGGCCGATCAAACGGTTGAGACATATCTTGCAGAAAGGAGAGGACTGAGCAGAGAGGAGCAGATGCAAGCCGAAATCAACGCGGCTCTCAATGCTGAACTACAAAAGGAGCACGCTGCAATTGCGGCAGCAACTCAGTTGATGGCTACGGAGCAAGAGCTGGAGGAGATAAGACTTGCAGCGGTTGATGAGAATCTCAGGCTTGAGAATGAAATCAGGGCAAGATACGCAGCAGAGGATATGAAGCTGGCAGAGGAAACGGCTGCTGCACTTGCAAAGATAGAAGAGGACAAGGCCGCGAAGGTCAAGGAGGAGGAAGATGCCAAGCAAGCGTATCGAGAAGCTGGACTCGCAGCAGCATCGTCTATCGTTGGAAGCCTTGGACAATTGGCTGGATTACTTGGCAAACAATCTGCTGAGAATGTAGCTCTTCAGAAAACGCTTGCCATTGCTCAGATTGCCATTGATACGGCTATGAGTATATCCTCCGCGATTGCTGGAGCGACATCAGCAGCAGCAGCAACAGGACCTGGAGCAGTAGTGGCAACTCCTGTATTCATCGCTACTCAAGTGGCAACCGTTCTCGGAGCATTGGCTCAGGTCGGAACTATACTCGCAAGCGTTCCGGGGCCATCTGCTTCAGGAGCCATATCAGGAGCATCTGCTAATATTCCAGCAACTCCAGCTCCAGCTATTGATCCAGTAACGACCAACACAACGGAACTCGGAGGAGCGCAGCAGGCTCAACTTGCTCCGATTCAAGCCTTCGTTATCGAGACAGAGATGACAGGCAACCAAAACAATATTTCGCAAATAGAGAACCAAGTAACTTTTGGAATTGATGGATGATAAACTTCCGGTGATATATCTCACCATTGACGAAAATGAAGAGGCTGGAGTTGAAGCAGTAGCACTCGTGGACAATCCAGCGATTGAGAGGCAATGGATGGCCTTCAATAAAAGCAAGTCTCATTCCTTCGCAATTACGAGCGAAGAGAAGAGAGTCATCTCAGGGCCGTTGATGGTGGCTGACCTTCCAATATATCGCAAGGACGAGGAGGGCAAGGAGTACTATGTCGTATTCAATGCTGATACCATCAGGAAGATCGTCTACAAGTACATGAAGGCAGGACGGACCAACTCAGTCAATGAGATGCACGAAACGGCTCTTGATGGGGTGTTCATGTTTGAGTCGTTCATCATTGATGACAGGAAGAAAACTCCCAAAGGTTACGAGGAGCTTCCGGAGGGAAGTTGGTTCGGTTCATTCCGAGTTGAGAACGATGATGTTTGGCAACAGGTCAAGGATGGAGACTTCCGAGGATTCTCAGTTGAGGGGCTATTTTCTGAGGACAAGGAGCTCAAGGTTGACAGGGAAATCATCGAGGCAATAGTGAGCGAGCTCAACGGCTAAGTGGCACAGATAGTACTCTGCTCTATTTATGGGCAAAGACTATCAAATGAACATTTCAGAACTCGTATCAGGTAAGCTACCTGAAATCAAAAAACTACTTTTTTCACAGGAGGCAACTCCCGAAGCTCCAGCGACTGAATCAGCTACCGAGGAGGTGGTTGAGCACAAGTTCGAGGACATGAAGCTCGTTGACGGGACTATCGTCCGAATTGAGCCAGCTCTCGAAGTAGGTGCAACCGTTGAAGTGATTTCTGAGGATGCTGAAACTCTTCCGGCTCCTGATGCTTCTCACGAATTGGAGAACGGTACGGTAATCAGAACCGAGGGCGGTTTGATCGTTGAGATCCTTGAGGCAGAAGCTCCAGCAGAGGAGGAAGCCAAAGATGAGAAGGAGGAGGAGATGGCAGCAGAGCCAGCCTTCGACTCTGACAAGTTCAAGGAGGACATTCTCGGATCAGTATCTGAGCTGATCAAGGCTGAGATTGATGCTGCTGCATTTGCATCTGCCAAGAAGGTTGATGAGGTAACTGAGGCCGTTGGCCTTGTGACTGACATCATCGAGAAGATGGCAGCGACTCCGAAGGAAGCACCAACTAAGAAGGTGAGCAATCCATTCGGCAAAGGAACAGACTACACGGCACTCGCAAACAAGATGCGAGAGGCGATGAACTCACAGAAATAACAACTCAAAAAATACTTTTCAAAAATGGCTTTAGACTTATCAGCTTTAACTGCATACGTTGACGAGCAGCAGTTCAATCTTGCAACTGCCGCACTCGTTGGAGGACGTACTGCTGGATTCCTTACTCCTCAACTTGGAGTGAAGGGCGAAACGAAGATTAACAAAATGGACGTTGACGTTACCATGCAAGACGGTAGCGGCTGCGCTTGGAACGCTTCCGGTGATGCAACATTCACTCAAGAGACCATTGATGCGAAGCAAGTGAAGATCAACATGGAGTTCTGTCCAAAGGACTTGAACGCTTACTATTGGAGAACTCAGATGCCAGCGGGAACTCATCAGGAGGCTCTACCTTTCGAGGCTCAGTTTGCGAACTACCTTGTTGCAAAGGTTCAGGACTCTCTTGAGACTGTGATTTGGAACGGAGATGCAACTTCCGGAACTGGTAATAACGCAATGTTTGACGGTATCTTGATTGATGCTGCGAACTTCACAGACTGCAACGGAACAGGCGGGTCATTCGGAACGGCTCTAACTGGTTCAATCAATGTTGGCAACGTACTTGAAGCGGTTGAGCGTATTTACGTTGAAGCTCCATCTGCTGCGGTTGCTCAGAATGATTTTCGGTGCTATCTTGGCGTAGACAAGTTCAGAGCGTTGGTTTCTGCGATTATGAACGGACAAGGCGGTCCATCTTTGTTTGCTACTAACCTTGCGACCAACGGTTCGGTTGACCGAGCAGACGTTGACCCGTTGATAATTATCCTACCGGGTACGAATATGGAAATCGTAGGAGTTGGCGGTCTTGACGGACTTGACAAGGTT